ATGGTGGAAGTCACGATCAGTCAGTATAAGGAAAAGGTGGATGTGATCATCGGCTTCGAGATCGATGGCGGGCTTATCTGCATGGACTTCGATATAGGCAAAGCTCCCTATCTTGTGCCGGAGGGCGCGGCAGATGACCTCATGGAATCCTTTCTTAAAGCGGGCTATGACCCTGAAATCGTCAGGTTTGTGAGGCAAGATGATTGAATGGTTTGATTTGGCTATTCGGGCGACCCAGTGTGGAATGATCATTGTAATGGTCTGCACCCAGCGCAGGGCGAACAAGTCGCTGAGGAAGAATGCCGGGATGACCCTGGAGACGGGGGCCGCGCAGCTCAAGGCTTACTACAAGTTCACGGAGGTCATCGATATCTACGCGGACAAACAAGCTCAGATCGAGGAGCGGCTCAAGCGGCTGGAGGAGAAAGTTGGAAAAGGAGCAGCCTGAAGTTCATCTGACCCTGACGCTGAAAGAGGCGCTGGCGCTGGCATCCACCGCATACCGGAAAAACAATGTCTCAACCAGCGAAGAAGAGGGCAGCGCATGGTTCAAGCTGGGACAGGCAATAGGTGAAGTCTATAACGGCACAGAAGAGAAGCGAAAAGAGGCACTCGAAGAACAGCGGATGCGTAGAGTAAAAGGAGAAACAGGCAGCGGGCACCGGCTTTGCCCTAAAGAGCCACCAACCTCGGAAAATCTTAAGAGTCTGGAAAACTCTTGTGTAGCAGGTTCGAATCCTGCATTGAATAAAGGGGGGGGCGCACCTTCCCGACGAAAGCCATAAAGGCAAAGTAATCAAGCGGAAAGACCCATAATGAATCAAGCCGCATGTGCGAAAGAGTGGATCAGGGGAGACTATCTCCCATAATCCAGAATTTGAGTTGGCGCTGCCGCCATCACCCTCAACTGGCTTCCTGCGTAGGCCGCTTTAGAACATTTCGTAGAAATGAACCGCTATGATTTTACCTTGGAAGGGAAAGAGGCGCTGTGCATGGATCGGCTGGGCTTCTCCGTTCTTCAAAAGGCGCTCCCAGTATCCTATATTTAGCTGGGAGCCCCGCTGGGAGAACCTTGGCCCCATGGTCTGTTTTTACTGGCTGGGCCGGTCGATCATCCTGTCCTGGGAGCCGTTTCGATGAGCCGCAAAACCATAGCCCTCTGCCACAAGCCTATCAAGAAGGGGGTCTATCTGGCGGCTATGCAGACATTTTTGAACGCGATAGAAGCCCTGGTCGAGGAGCTGGATGTCTAAAACGATCATCTGTGATGTGTGCGGTGACGAGTTTCCGCACAAAGTGGAGTGCCCTGAATGCGAAGGGACCGGTATGGACGGGGACAGTAACTGTTCCGCTTGCCGGGGGCGCTCTTTTACTGTAGATCCACAAGAAGGAAACGGCTTCAAGCTTACAGCCGAGTTCGAGGGGTCTCCCGTGGTTTTCAACGTCTCCCTGAACTCGTTTATTCCAGATCCTCCAGACCTCTGTGGGCGCTGTATGCCCGCTGTGGTACTGAGACTGTTAGGGGAAGCCCTTGACACGGGAGACGATAAAACGTAAAATTCTACCAGATCTGGTAGACTATCGATGCGGCAACTGCCACAGGTGGCTGTTTAAAGCAACACCGGGAAGTCATGTCGAAATCACCTGTCGGAATTGCAAGCACCGCAACCGGGTAGACATTGAGTCCCCTGAGCGGACCTAAATAAGTAATACCAAAGGCCCAGAGCGGCCCCGATCCACAGAAATGTGGGTTGGGGCCGCTTTTTTTTTGTGCCCTGGAGGACCGGATGACAGAGCAGGCAGTCACAATATTCAAAGAACCCGAATACAAGTCTCAGCTGTGTATCAACAAGAATTCTCCTGAGGATCTGACCATCGCACACACGGGACCGATGCCGAATTTTGTGGTCCGGTTCTGCTGCAAGTATTTCCTCGGGATGTTGTGGAGACCTTTCGAGGAACCCAAGTAAATGCCATGGTCCCCGCAGATTGGGTCGCAGCTGGATTTCATAGATCTCCGGCAGTGTGTCCCTGAAGCCATTATCGCTGGAGACCGAGGCGGAGGGAAGTCGGCGGTGCTGATTGCCGATGCCGCACTGGCGAAGATAGAGCAGGGAGAATACTTCAAAGGGATCCTCTTCCGGCGTCACTTGGGTGAGTTCGAAACCCTGCTCGAAAGATCGAAGGAAGTGTTTTACGGATACTTTCCTGACGGAGAAGCGAAGTACCTGGCAGGTGACCAGCGGTGGGTGTTCAAGGACGGCAGCTCCCTGCAGTTCGCCATGATGGAACATGACACCGACGTCGACAAGCACCTGGGACTTGAATATACGTGGATTGGATTTGACGAGCTGCCCCAGTGGCCGCGCCCAAGACCTTACCTGATGATGCTTGCTTCACTGAGGACGGCACGTAAGGGAGTTTTTGTAAGGGTGCGCAGCACGGGTAACCCCGGTGGATCTGGAATAGGGTGGATCAAGAAACGGTTCAGCATCCCCGACTCTCCAGTTGACTGCGCGGAAGCATCTGGAAAACTGGTGGAAGATACAGAGACAGGTCTCAACAGGGTCTTCATCTACTCCAGACTGATAGAGAACAAGATCCTCCTTCAGGCAGACCCGTTCTACCAGCAGCGACTTGCAGCTTCCGTGGAAGGGGATCCCGAACTCAGGAAGGCTTGGATCGACGCTGACTTCAGCGCTCTGTTCGGGCAGTATTTCAAAGTATTCGATTCGGAGAGACACTGTGTCGATCCCTACGACCTCTGGCCCGACGGTCTGGTCCCTTACAACTGGCGGATCCTTGGCTCTCTCGACTATGGAGAAAACAGCCCGACGTCCTTCGGACTCTGGGCGATCAGCCCTGAAGGTCTTAATGTCCGCATGGCGGAATACTACAAGGGCGGAGAATTCGCTGGATACCATGCCGGGGCAATCAAGGATCTGTGCGCAGGGAATCCATACACGCAAGGAAGAATGCCTCAGGTAGTGTGGGCCGACAGCGCCCTGTGGAGCACCCGTTCAAATCAGGGCGGAGCCGTACTGAACCGCACGGTCGCAGACATCTTCAAGAACGAAGCAGGACTGAAGCTCCGGCCCTCGATGAAGGGTCCGAACTCCAGAGTTATCGGCTGGAGATACATGAAGGAAATGTTGGCCCAGGACAAGCTGGTGTATTTCGAAGACTGCCACGATTTCGAAGACGAGATGAAGAACGCGCAGTTTTCGGACAAGGGCGACAGAGAAGACATAGACAAGAACAACCCCGACCACGCGCTGGATGAGACACGATATCTACTGATGGCTTCACGACGGGGAACGAAGCCACCCCCTCCGCCGGAAGCTTCATACGCGACGTGGGGACGACTGAAGCAGAAACAGAAGGGCAAACTAAAAGGCAGCTTTATGACTCCACCCCGACAAAAAGTTGATCTGGAGGAGCTGGCAAACTCGTTTTAAAGGGCCATCCCATAGTTATGGCTGATGAAGCTACGCACTACCCGCTAACGGACGAAGGGCGCATTGCGTTCTGGACTAACCAGATCGAGGTGGCAGAGAAATTCTTTCAGCCATTCTTCGAAGCCGGTACAGAAATCGTCAAGATGTATAACAACATGGCGACGACGAACCGGGAAGAACGCCTCGATCAGCTCGACCAGGGCGACAACGTGATGCGGACGAAGGCTTCATTCGTGTTCGCGTGGGTCGACCAGTCCGTATCAACGATGGTTGGTGCCGGTGAGCCGTCTTTCGACGTGAAGGCAAAGCGCAAAGCCAGCTCCACTTTTGCACCGGTAGTGGCGAACAACATCAACTACTGGTGGGGTGAAACCGGCCAGCCCGCAGAAGACGAGCAATGCACATTCGATGCCCACTGCATGCCATGGGCCGTAAAGAAAATTGGCTGGGAGTTCGAAGAGGAAGTAGTCGAGGAGCTGGTGCTTCTCGATCTGGCAACGCAGGTCCACGAAGACCCCACGATAGAGAACGGTTTCCTGTCTGAAGGTGAGCCGACCAAGATCACACGGGAACAGGACCACGCTTTCCACATCGCCGCTCACGAAGATCTGATGAGTGACGAACAGATTAACCCCGACATACGCAACCTCATCGTGGCCCCGCACATCGCACGGCACAAGGAATACCGAGAAGGTATCCAGCCGCGCCCCAGCTCCAGAGTAAAGTGGCAAGCTCCGTTCGGCATCCGGTGGAATCCCGGCGACTTCCTCATGGATCCGTGGGCCTCGGCTGGTTTGGCTGATGCTCGATGGATCGCCTTCCGCATACGCCAGCCCGTTTATCGCTGGCAAGCGGACAAAGCCCTCAAGAACACAGAAGACCTGAAGCCCAATGCCAAGCTCCCCGGTGGGGATCCTGCCAAGAAAGGCGGAATCCGTCGCCTGTTCTCGGCGCTGGGCAAAGACGAAGAAGGCTTTAGCCAGTTTGGTATCGCAGAAGGATGGGAGATCTGGGCGCGTGACTTCCCGGTAGGTCCAGGGAAGCGCCGCAACGTCGTTCTGAGTTTTGTGCCTGACCACGACAAGCTCCTGCGCCACGAAGAAGAGTGGCCGTATAAGTTCATCGAAGATTACCCGTGTGAGATCCTGCACTTCCAGCAGAATATGCAGACGTGGGTGAACAAGCCCCTCCTGAGTCTTGCTGGCGCTGACAACATGCAGGTGCTGGTGAACGAGTTTCTCGACTCGATGCTTTACACCATGCGCAAATCCAAGAACGTCCTCTTGGTGGACAAGGACGCATGGGCCGACAACTCCATTACCAACCTCAAAGAAGCTCCTGAAGGCGCAATCATTCCTGTAGAAGGACTGGCAGCGTCGAACGGTCGCGCCATCCAGGCAGCACCCTTCCTCGAAATCAACTCCGACAAAACGCAGATGCTCTCTCTGATTCGCGCCCTATTCGACGAGACGGCAGGGACGGCGCAGCCTCTCCGTGGCAACGATCCAGACACCGCCACAGAAGCAGCGATCATCGAGCGGCGTACTGCAGCGCGTGAAGGTCGGCGTCAGGATCGCTTCGAAAAATTCCAGATCAATACAGCCAGAAAATTCTGGCAGCTGCAACAGCAGTTCATGCCGGATACGGGCGACCTCATTGACCCGAGGACCGGGGCTGTCCAGCAGGTGACGAAAGATATCGCGCAGGGTGAATACTTGTTCGACATCCAAGTCTCAGGATCCCGTGAGTCCCAGGCTGTGGCGCAGAAGCAAGCCATGGACAGGCTCAACCTCAGCGCAGGGCTGTTGCCGATTATGGCACAGACTTTCCAGATGGTTCCCAACCTGCCGCAAATGCTCGAAGACGTTTTCAGGGCTTCGGGTATCAAGGACGTGGACAGGTACCTGCCGGGAAATCCAGACGACGTAACAGAAGAAGTGAACAGGCAGATAAAGGAAGATCCGCAGCGGCGGATGGAGATCCTCGCTTCTCTCCAGCAGATAAAATCGCCGGGAGGCGCTGCCGCCTCAGGCGGAGTCGGACCTATCGATTCGCAGTCTTTTGCAGCAAACCCCGCCACGCCCGCCAGAGCCAACGCTCAAGCAGGAGAAGCGGACGAAGGAGGACAGTAGTAATGGAAAACTTTGGGATATCACTGGATCAGCCGCCGGTCGTACTGGTCGAGCCGCCACCGGAAATTCAGAGGGAGTTCTCAGCTGAATTCAAGAAGGCGCGTAAGAAGTTCGGCAAGCTGGTGGAAGAGAAGATCGATGCCGCAAAGGACAAGACCCGTGGCCTGAACGGCGACAAGGAAACAGGTGAAGCATCCAGACTCATTGAGCATATGAAGTTCTTGGAGTCTGTGCCCTAATGGGTGCCAGTGGGAAGGGTGCAGGAACCCGCACCGACGGCGGGAAGAACGGATCACGCGGAGACGGCAGGAAGTGCAAATACCTCAAGGTCCGCTGCACCGACGAAGACGGCTGCGGCTGGAAAGGCAACAGGGCAACGACATTCATCCGCAAAACGAATGGTGGGATCCTCCAGAAGCCGTGTCCCAAATGCGGCAAACCCGTCTACCGACCAGAGAAAAACAAGATGTATCAGATAGCGGCAAAGCGGCGACTGAGGGCACGGATTCCAGAAGAAGACAGGGTGCTCGTAAAACTCAACGGAAAGAACCCGACGCTCCTTACTCAAGCTCATATCGCACGAGTCACAGAGCTGATCGAGCAGGGCAACTTCCCCGTGACGGCAGCAGTAGCCTCAGGGATTCCGGCTCCATACTTCGGGGAATGGATGAAGAAGGGCAGGAGAGACTGGGCGAAAGAGGAAGACACCCTCTTCTCAAGGCTCTACCTGGGCGTCGAGCAATCACAAGCCATCGCTGAAGCCAACCTTGTAAAGATGGGGATAGACAAGATCGAGAAGAATCAGTCGACGTGGATGGGCGCATACAGGCATCTGGAATCCTTCAAGCGCGACCACTGGCTGAAGACTCAGGAAGTGAACATCAACTCGACCCACACAATGAAGGACAGTATCGACGTGCCGCCAGAACCTCCGCAGAGCCATGAGGAATGGATGACACGTCGAGAGGAACGACAGATTCGGGAAGCCGAGTTCGAGGAGGTGGAAGATTGACGGAGCAAATGGAGCGGGAGAGGATGGTTCTGGGTGGAATGATGGTGGACGGCTACGACATGAGGGATGTCATCAGGGAGCTGAATCTGGGCTGGGCCAATTTCTCTGTCGAAGGACTGCTTATCTACGCAGCCATTGTCCGTCTGCACTTGAGGCGTATGCCCATAGATCAGGTGACAGTGGTTGAGGAGCTGTTGAAACGCGACGAGCTGGATCTGGCTGGAGGCCCGCACGGGATAGCGGAGATAGCTGGAGCCTACGTCGGATACGAGTTGAGGAGATAGAAGATGCCTAACTACGATTACGACTGCATGGGGTGTGGATCAAGAAAGACGCACCTCGTCCCATACGAAGAGCGAAACGAACCTGTCTCCTGTGAACTGTGCGGAGGCAATGCCGTCTACCAGTTTCCGGTAGGGGCGAAGCTGCAGGTGAGAGAAGGGTTCTATTGTGAGCCGCTGGGCTGTGACGTGACCGGCAACAGGGACATGATCGAGAAAGCAAAACGCCTCGGCTACATGCAGACGGGCGACAAGGTCGGCGGAGCCAGGAATGATGAATCTTCAGGAAAACTACCCCCTCCACAGGGCAAGAGTTTTGACGATGTGCTGCGGAGGCGAGACGAGAAAGCGGAGCGGAAAGAAAACTGGAAGTCCTACGCCCAGAACAAGGGTGGTGAGGTTCCGGTAAAAGAATCCAGCTCCCTGAAAAGCGCTGTCAAGGTAAGACACCTTACGGCAAACAAGGATTAGCGGTGAGTCCAGTTCGGCTGGTCACCAGAAGGGAAAAGCATGAATCTCGGAATGCAAGCCATCGCAGATGAAATCAGGAATTCCACGGAAGTGGCTCCTGATGGTCTGGAAGGTGGGTCTGCGGACGAGCGGGAAGACGTCTCGGTCGGAACGGAGCCGGTCGGGAACACTGTAATCGAGGAAACGCCCCCTGTGAACGGAGCAGCTGTGCCGGAAGCAGAGGACTCGGGACCAATGATCGGTGTAGACCAAGCACTTCGCATACTCAAAGAACACGGAGGCGAAGAGGCAGCAAATACGCTGCTTGAATTTCAGCGAGGCTTTACCCGTGCGCAGTCGGAGCGCAACGAAGTTGACCGCATGCGCCAAGAATTACGCACGGGCCTGGACGAGCTGGAGAAGGTGAGAACACAGGTAACACAACAGACCCCCGAGCAGGAGCCTGAGCCGGATGAGCTGGACAAGATTCCGACAGAACAACAGGAGCTGCTGCAGCTGTGGTTGAACAAGAACGGCTACGTCTCTCAGCAGGAGCTGACAGCCCGCGAACGTGAGCGGGCACTGCGGGAGATGAGCGACACTTCAAACCAACGTGCATCACAAACGTGGGGTGAAGATTTCGGCCATTTCGATGGCGCTGGCAAATTCTTGATCAACCCCGAAGCTCGGGACAAGATGGCTCCGGTCTTCGACCGCATCGTGAACCAGAAGGGATTGACGTTCGAAGATATGTTCGTCCTCTCATCTTTCGAAACTCTTATGGAGAAATCGAAAGAAGAGGGACGTCGTGAAACGCAGAACGCCAGAAACGTCCGTGACACGGAGATGAGCAATCGTCTCAATGGAACGGGGGTAGCTGGACGCTCTGCAACAGGAGCCAGTGAACCGGTGCTTTATGACTCAGAGAATGAGCCAGGAAATATCGGAGCTGTGTTTAGCCGTATCCGGTCGGCCCTCGCCGCTTCCGAATAACGGAGGTTTTAGAACGTGGCTAATCAATATACCACGGACACAAGAAATATTCAGTCGCTACTGGCGTCTACGCTCGAACGGGCCGTGGACACAGGTGTTGTGCAGGACGCGATTTTCAAGATGCGCCCTCTCCTGAATAAACTTCGTGAGTCCGGCAACCTGATGGTCGTCAACGGTGGCGAACGACTGCGCGTCCAGTTCCAGTATGATACGAACTCGACCGTGGACAGTTACACCGACGACGAGACGCTCGACGTTACACGTCAGGACAACGTGACGTCAGCCTTCTTCCAGTGGAAGCAGTACTCGGTTTCCATCGTGATCACTGGTCGTGAGCTGAGGATTAATAAGGGTTCCGAGCAACAGTTGTTCAACTTGCTCGAACAGAAGACTTTTGACGCAGCCCAGTCCCTCCAGAAGCGTATTGCCACAGACCTGTTCTCTGATGGAACCGGAAACGGATCCCTCAACATCACAGGACTTGAAGCATCCATGGAGACCGCTCCTGGGACCGTCTCGTATGCGGGCGTGCCTGTTGCAAACACCGCATGGCAGAATGACTCCATTACCTCAGTAGGCGCAGCCGCAGTGAACCTTCTGCCGCAGATGCGCACGGGGTACAACAACGTCCTTCAGGTCGGTGGATCTGGCGACAACATGGGTATCGATCTCTGGGTTACGACCCAGCCGATTCAGGAGTCCTTCGAGGCGCTGCACCAGCCGCACATCCGTTTCGGTGCCGGTGATGCAAACCTCTCCGTGCAGAACCCTCCCTTCAAAGATGGCGAAGTTGTTTGGGATCCCGATTGCACATCGGGAACGATGTACGGAATGAACCTTTCCGCAGGGAAGCTCTTCGCACATGAAGATGCCAACTTCGGAGAAGCTGAAGGCGGGCTGCAACGCCCAGTGAACCAGGACTCGTTTGTGAGTCAGCTCCTCTTCATGGGCAACTGGTTGACGAACAACCGCGCAAAATTCACCAAGCTCACAGGTATCACCTAAGAGGGAGGTGAACGATGGCCGTTGGAGATATCACATACGACACCGCTCCCGTTCGTTCTGCTGGCGACCACTACGTCGTCAATGGAGTGATCGAGGCTGACACCACAGCACGGGCGTTTCAGCTCGTCAACTCTCAGCAGTCGCTGCTCTTCTGTAATCTGGAATGCACGACTGACGATGCGACGAATGACGCCCGCGTGGTGGTCAATGTAGCGGCAGACTTTTCCACTTCGACATCGGGATCTGTGGCTGTGCAAGCTGAGGCAGCAGACTCCTTCCGGTTCGCAGCTGGATACGTTTGAGAGGAGGAGTCATGGCGCTCGGAGATTTCACAGTAACTCAAAATCTGCTCAGCCTGACCGGAGCGCACACAGCGGTCTCCGGCACGGCTGAGGTCAGTGGGACCAAGACAGCATTCGCTCTCATTCCGACCGGCTACATCGTTCCTGGGTCTTTCAAGATCTACGGGAAGGATAACGCCGGATCGGTTGAGGTGGATGCGAACGAAGACGCCAGCGGTACCGCCACAAACGGTACCGTGGCGCTTCAGTCCACGACGGTGGACGTCAGCTCTTACTCATGGTCCTGCGAATTCATCTAAACCACTCGGACCCCCGTGGCGCAAGCCCAAGGTGATGAGGAAGGAGAACCAATGACCACCGCAACAACCAACAAGACGAATGCCGAGGTGATGTACGGCAACTTCACCAATGTTGCCGGAGCCACAGTCACCACCGGCCACGCCGTTGCTTTTACGACCACAGCGGCATCGCTCGACGGCAACAGTGCCGTGCATCCTGCAGTCGGCCAGCTTCGCACGTTTGCAGGGATCTCTAACAGCGACGTACCTGATACGCAGAGCGGACGCTACATCGCATACGGGTATGCCGCGTCTGTCTACATCTTCGGCACGGGCACTTCAGTGACTACGGCCATCGACAACATGCTCGGGCCGGGAGTCGCAGGTTCCTTCGGAGTAAACAGTACCGGTCTCAAGGGCACGTTTGGTCCTGTCAATGCCCTCGCTGCTATCGGAGCTGCTATCAACAGCCCCGGTGGTTATGCGTCAGGGTTTGTGAGAGCCATGTAAAGAAGGCTTTGGAGTCGACTCCTTCGGTGGTGCGGACCTATCCCGGTTGGTCCGCACCACCACTAAACTGGGATTGGGGGATGCGACATGGAAAACAGAATCGAGGAGCTGGAGGCAAAGTTACACGAACAGGCCAAATGGCTCATGGAATCAATGCAGGAGCAGCAGCGAATCAAGCCTCTCTACGAAAGGTTTTGTCGCAGTCCGTTTTACTGGTTCATCAGGCCGCTCGACGCAGGGATCGACAACCGGGAACTGATGCAATGTGATTGCGGAAAAGTCTTTTGGATGGACAGTAAGGCAGAGTTCACGACACACCGGGGGCATCACTATCGACTGGCGATAGAGACGTCTGTATGGATCTACATCAAGGCTCGGTATCTGCCGAGCTGGATATAACCGGGAGCGTTCTTTGAAAACTACAAAAGTATGCCTCGGATTTCCGTGGTACAACGGACCCGACAAGTCCACGTATACCACGTATTTCGAGATTATGCATTACTTCGGCAGGATGCAGGAGCGGAGCCATTGGCTGCAGCAGCAGGTGATCACGGGAGGGGAGTACGACATCCCCACCCTCGATCCGATGAAAGCCGATGGCGAACACACCGAGATCACGGCAGAAGACGGCATCTTCGAATTCGGGTATTCCGACGAAGGGGGACTCTCCCTTCCAGGGCTGGCTCGGGAACGTGTCGTGGAGAATGCCATGGCTTGGGGCGCTGACTGGCTGTTCATGTGGGACTACGACATGCTCATGCCATGGTCAGCCTTCCTGAGGCTGTGGCGACACCAGAAGCCTGTGGTGGGGGCGCTGGCCTTTACGGCCCGCAATCCCATTCAGCCGGTTATCTACAGGATCAAGGAAAAGCACGGACTCAAGGGTCTGGAGTGGCACTCAGAAACAGTCTTCGACTACCCTCGGGACCAGCTGATCACTGACATCGATGTCGGGGGGCCAATCGCCTTCGGAGCTGGGTGTGTGCTGTTCAACATGAACGTCTTCAAGCAGATCGGGAAACCGTGGTTTCACAGTACGGCTTGCGGTGAAGACTGGATGTTCTGCGTTCGCTGCTGGCAGAGCGGGGTGCCTCGATACGTGGACACTTCCCTCAAGACGGTTCACAAAGTTTTCAAGCCACAGTGGCACGGCGAAGCCGAATACGATGCCAACCGGAAGGCGCAGCCAGAGGAATATGCACGAATGATAGCGGAGGGGATGTAATGGAACCTCTTCTGACAGTGCAGATCCCGACATACAAAAACCTGCAGCAGCTTGAGGACACGGTCCTCTCCCTGCTGATGCATACAGAATTTCCGCTCAAGGTCGTGATCATCAACAACGACCCTCCCTCTCAGCCACACATCGAGGAGCTGGTCGAAAGCTTCGACGTTCCAAACGTGGAGATTATCGACGCCGGTGGAAACACGGGCTGGATGGGAGCACACAATTTAGCTCTCAAATCCTGCAACACTCCCTACGTCGCGCTGCTCAACGACGATGTGGTGTTCCTCCCTTACCATCTGGATTTCTGGCGGAAGCTATGTGCTCCGTTTCGACACGCCAATGTGGGAGCTGTAGGACCGACAAGCAATTTCGTCATGGGATCCCAGAGTCTCTGGAATATCAGAGCGCCATACATCTACGAAACAACGCTGCTGATCGGGTTCTGTGTGGTGATGCGCACGGAGCTGATCAAAGAAATCGGAGGGCTGGACGAACTGCTCCCAGGAGGCGACGATTTCGACTGGAGCATCAGGATACGCAAAGCAGGATATCGCCTGATAGTAGACCGGTCAGCATACCTCCATCACCTCGGGCAGCAGACAGGTCGCCGCGTCCACGGAAACAAGTGGGACGGCACGGTGCATCAGGAGGACACGGTAAACGCGATCATCCACAAACACGGAATCAGGGCGTGGTACGAGACAGTGCAAGCCACTATGATTGTGGTGCAGCCCGAGGGAGGCAGGACAGAAGAAGATCTCTGGCTGGATCGTCTCTCTGAATCAGTGGAGGGCAGCAAGGGCATCAACCTGGGATGTGGAGACAGGGAAGACATTGCGGGCGTTCCGGTAGACATGGCAAAGCCGGGAGATCGTGGTGCCGGAGGACGCAAGTTCACAGGAGCGAAGCCGCATCTGGTGGGCGACGCCATGAACATCCCGGTCGCTGACCATTCGCAAGACTACATCTTCGCGATCCATCTGTTCGAGCATCTGATAGACCCTGTTGCTGCGCTGGAAGAATGGAAGAGAGTGTTGAAGCCGGAAGGGATGGTATACGCGGTCCTTCCTGAACACGGGCAGCTCGACACAATGGTTATCGATTACTCACATGTCCACGCCTATACGGCTCCGACACTCACGAGTCTCATGGAATCACAGGGATTCGTTGTCGAAGGGGCGCAGTCGTTCAACTCGGGAGCGTTCGGTGTGATTGCGAGGGTAGAATGAAAATCGGGTTCGTAGTAAACGCGGAAATAAGAGACAACGGCACCTTCAGTTTGGTGAGAAACGCAGTAAAGCACCAGATGGGGATCGAGACGAAATGGTATACCCGTGGAGCGGGATACGAAGAAGACTGCGACTTCTACATTTTTGTGGATGACGGCAGAGACGATATCCCAATGGACTGTCCCAAGCCCAACGCTGCGTGGCTCATCGATACGCACCTTGGCTGGGATATGCGGCGAAAGTGGGCCGAAGATTTTGACACAATTTTCGCCGCACAAAAACCGGGAGCTGAGAGACTGGCAGCAGAAGGCTTGAATGCACACTGGTTGCCTCTGGCCTGTCACCCTCCAGCTCACCCCAACTACGGTGAGATCATGACGAGCCACACCAAGGACGAGATCCTGATGGGGCGCAGCCTCGACAAGCAACATGATCTCGTATTCGTGGGGTTCATCAACGAAGACAAGACGGGCAACAACAGGCTGGAATGGCTGGAGCGAATGCGTTTGGGTGTGGGAAGGCTTTGGTACGTCCCCGACTGCTTCCATGAGTTCATGGCGGCGCACTACATCCGTGGTCGGCTGGGCTTCAATATCTCGATCCGAGACGATCTGAACATGAGATTTTTCGAAGTGATGTCCACCGGGACTGCGCTGCTGACAAACCGGAACGTCATCGGATGGCAGGAGCTGGGGTTCGAGGAAGGCGTCCACTTCATCGGATACGAGGGAGAGGAAGAAGCCATCGAGAAGGCCGATTACTACCTGACGCATCACGAAGAGAGAGAGACTATCGCAGCAGCAGGACACAAGCTGGCAAGAGAGAAACACACATACGTAGATCGGGTGAAGGAGATGTTCGACGTCTGCAATTTGGCGGCGTAAGGGTTTATCGAGATAAGGGGGTGGGCTACGCCGTCAACCTCCACGATCCTGCCCCCTTTTTTTACCCATGGCTGTGCAGAAACTGCGCAAAGGAGATTGGAATGTTGCAGGAATTGAGATTAAAGCCAGCCTCTGCGGCTTTAGTGGTAGCAGTCAACACCCTGACAAGAAACCAGAACGCCCTCATCGCCAAGCTGCGTGGCAACGTGACGCAGAAAGAGGCGGACGCAATCGCAGAAATGTTCAAAGACCAAGGCTAAAGGAGAATTAAATGCCAATCGTATTGGACCCAACCGGAGCAGGTGTGCAGGACGTCAACAGAGCAGACATGTTCATCCGCCTCAATCTGAGCGAAGAAGATAAAGAACAGGTCATCTACCGGAAATTTATCAGCAACAACCCGATGAACGACTTTATCCCGCAGATCGGCAAAGATTGGACGGAGCAGACGGTAGGCATGCCCCGCACACTGCTGGATCTGGCGCGTAAGAATTCAAACTTCCGGCATCGCCTCTTCCGCAAGACGAAGACCGGCGAACAGAAAACCGTCGGTGACGATGACGGCATGATCCTCACGTTCGTAGGCACGTATGCCGGAGAGCGTTTTGTGGACCGTGGGCGCATCGTCAGGCAGGATGAAGCCGAGGAAATGATGGAGGCGGGAACACACATCCCAACCTTCGCATTGTGGCAGTTCCGGCTGAAGGAGGTCGTTGCTACTGACGGCCCGAATCTGCGCGGACGCCTGATGGAGAGCCAGGACCAGCAAGCAGCACGGGAACGTGAAGGAATGTTCAAGTCTGTGGCGGATGCCTTCAGGTCGATTGCCGGGACACCTGAACCGTCCACACTGGAAGAAGCTGAACTGCAGGAAGTTACCGCTAAAGATGTTGTCGCCGGGAATGAGCTGACAAGTAAGATCCAGGCTGCTCTGGAGGAGGCTGAAGAAGGGGGCAAGTAGTGGCGACATACACCGAGCATCAACAAGAAGTGGCACGACGTGGGTCCGTAGATCTCGGAGGCGAAGCAAAGAGCGTCATCCAGACCGGCATCAATAACGCTTACAAGCGGGTGCTGGCGGAGACGTTTCAGGATCTCAGGCAGCGCTCATTCACGGTAGCGACGGTAGCCTCACAGGCGACCCTCGGACTGCCGCTGGACGTGCGCACGATCCTCGACATACAGGACACCACGGACAGAAGCAACCTCGAAGAGATGACGGTAGAAGAGCACGACAAGCTGGATCCTGGGCGCGTGGAGACGGGTAGGCCGCTGCGGTATTTCAGCATCGGTCGCTTCGGACTTCAGGTGCCCATTGCTGCAACAAGCACGATCAGCGTGGAGTCCAGCTCCGCATCAGACTCCACGAACCTGTTTGTCAGAATGACGTTCTACGACGCCAACGGCATGAGGACTTCCGAGAACCTTACGCTCAACGGCACAACCCCAGCAGTTTCGACCGGCAGCGCCGACCCGAGCCAGAGCAGGGGGATCGAACGCTTTACCAAATACAATGCCTCGGGAGCAACCTTTGCGGGCAACGTCATATGCAAAGACGTGACTGCAGGTGTTGTCGTCGCTCGGATCCCCGTGGCGTACGACTCCCCTACATATACATGGATCGAGTTCGACCAGATCCCCAGCACCGCTATCAACCTGCAGATCAGGGCAATGGTGACCAAGCCTGACCTGATCAATGACAACGACTGGCCGGAATTCGATGACCAGTATCACGACATCCTCACCCTCCTGGGTGCGGGCGAAGTGCTGCCGCTGTTCGGCAAGCAGGATCTGGCTACCCAGTATCTCGGGATGGGCAACCAGCGTTTGCAGGAATTCAAAAACCATCTCGACGTAAAACCCAATATCACACACGTCCTCGATAATGTGCAGATGACGGTACCGGGAGGTCGTATCGGCCAGCCGGTGCGGGGCATTGACTTCGGGAGAGTTGTGTAATGGCATCAGCCATACCAGCAATAGAACCTAATCTAATCACCAGCCCACAGACGTACCGGGTTCGTGGACAGAAGAGCGCATATGTCTATCCAGACGTACGGCTGACGCCGCAGGATACGGAGAGGCTCGTCAACCTGAATTTCACAGAGCGCCAGACGATGAAGAAGCGTTTTGGATTTGACGAGTGGATTGCCGCACAGATCACAGAAAGCGGCAACGGCAAAGATCTCGTAGGACTGAAGCAGGTTGAATTCAAGGCGGGAGAGCGACAGGTAGAAGTAGCCGGGACGAAGGTCTATGCCAACGACGGGACCACGCGCAAGGACATCACCGGCACAGCGCAGACGGATTCAGCGGACGCCAGAGTCCGGTTCGCCTTCATGCAGGACACGCTCCTGGGGACGAATGGCACAAATCAGGTGTGGACATGGGGCGGAGACTTCGCAACACCCACGGTCGCAGCTAACTTGGCCGGAGTGCCCTTTACGACATGCGAAGATCTCGTACTGCATCGCAACGTCCTCGTCGCGCTGAACACGACGGAGGGAGGCACGGTCCAGACCACGCGGGCACGCTGGTGCGATGTGGACGCGGAATTCTTCACCGTCGATGTGACCAACTGGCCGACCAACAACAGGACAGAGATTTATCACGATGGAGCTGCCATCCTGGGCGGCGTCGATTTCGACAGCAAGCTCCTGATCATCAAGAAGGATGGCGTCTACCCGACACAGCTGTTCGTCAACGTGGGCTACATCGAGCTGCGCATTTTCGAAGAGTCGGTGAGCCGGGGATTCCAGCCTATCGCCAAGCACTCGATTATCGGGCACCCCAACTTCGCATTCTTCATCGCACGGGATGGGGCATATGCCCTCGGACACGACCTCCGACCGCGCAACGTCACCCTCCCCATACAGCAGACATGGTTCAACGACCTGAATCAGTCGCGTCTCCAGTATGCCGTGAGCTTCGTCAGGCAGAAAGACCATCAGGTACGCACCCTCCTCTCCTCAGCTGCGAACAACACGGGGCACGACAGGGTGCTGGTGTGGGACTGGGAAACGGACGACGTCTGGATCGACGAGCTTCCGATCTCCATCAACTACGCCGCCAGCTGGATTCTCTCCGATGTCGAGTATGACATTCTCGGCGGAGCGACAGGGTATACGTACCGGGGAAACGACCCGCTGCTGGCTGACGACAACGGAGCCGACATCAACTGGGAGGCAAGGACAGCTCCCAACGACCTCCAGCTCCCAGGACGCGAAAAGAACATCATCAAGGTAGACACGATCTACAGACCGCAGGTGGGGCAGCAGGACATCTCCTTCGAGCTGATCCGTAATCAGGGACAGCTCCAGCCCGTCGCAGCCACGCTGGATACGTCGATTGACCTGACATGGAACTCTGGTCTGACATGGAACTCTGGAGAGAAATGGCCGGGAGGCACCGAGGCAGTAGTCACAACCTTCATTAACCGTAATGCGCAGACCGTTCAGGCGAGATGGACCGGGGATGCAAACATCGACCTGATTGGCTATCGCGTTCACTTCGAAGTCACGGAGCAATAACGATGGCAACCGTAGCTGGTATCACTCCACTGGTCTTGCCCGTAGCCGGTGCGGACATGGACGCCGAACCGATTACCAATCAGTTCACGAACGTGCTGTCGTTTCTGAATGAAGCAGCAAACTTCGACGAAGCCAACGCAGATCTGGTATCGGCTGACGGGCTGGCAGGTGTAAGCACAGCACAGACATTTACCGGCTTGAAGACGATGGAGAACACAGCCGCAGCCGCAGGAGGAGTCAGGACGGCTGGCAAATTCGGCCTCAACCCTACCTCGGGAACACCTGCAGCAAATGACGGTGTGCGTCTGGAGTTCTACGCTGACGATGCCGGTGGAGGCGTGTCCGATATCGGTTACCTCGATGTCGTCATGACGACTGCTACCGCAACAGCTGAAGTCGGGCGCATCGATTTCTATGTAGCTGCTTCGGGTGGAGCTGTGTCACAGATCCAGATTACCGACGGGATCCTCCAGCCTACCACAGACTCTGATGTGAGCCTGGGCGTGACAGGCAATCGGTGGAGCAACTTATTTACCGATGCGGCCACGGTAGGCGGTACCCTCTCCAGCGGCGCTATTACATCAAGTGGCGTAATCACTGGAACAACAATTGAAGCAACGGGTGATACCTCTTCAGGGGATAACGCCGCAATAGGATATACATCAGCAGAAGGGCTTATTTTAACAGGACAAGGTTCTACCAGTGATGTGACCCTGAAAAATGATGCGGATACGACAGTATTCACAGTCCCCACAGGCACAGATGATATTTTATTCCCAGATTCTGCTAAAGGTATGTGGGGTGCGTCCAGCGATCTAACTGTATATCACGACGGCACCAATTCCTATATTACCAATTCTGAAGGTGCCCTAAAGATAGCAACGGAAACATCTGGAATAGCCGTAACAATCGGCCATAGTACGTCTGAAGTAACCGTGGCAGATAATTTGACTGTAACAGGGACATTGACAGGCACTTTAGCAACAGCCGCTCAGGGAAGCGTAACGAGCTTAGGGACTTTAACGGCCCTTACCGTAGACGATGTAGCCGTTGACGGCAAAGTCATCACGATGACGGGTTCGACCAACGATACGGCAGTGTTTACGGCAGGGACGCATGGCACACTGACCATTGAAACAACTGATGCAGGGGGGGCTGCGGCCAATATACAGATAACAGCAGACGGCACGGCCGAATTGGCAGGCACAACGGTTACCTTAGATTCTGGTGGCGATATAGAATTAGCAGCAGCTCCTTCGGGTGACGTGAACATCCCTGCCGAGATTGGCTTGACTTTCGGTGATGATGGGGAAAAGATCGAGGGTGATGGAACCAACCTGACAGCCACCTCCAGTGGCCTCCTCACGTTGACGGCAACGGGCAACACCGTAGTCACAAACAATGCTGTGGTCAGCGGCACCCTCGCCTCTGGTGCGCTGACGGTGACAGGGGCAATCCTTCCCAACGCTGACAATGGTGGCGCACTGGGTGCAAGCGGTACGGAGTGGAGTGACCTGTTCTTACATACAGGCGGTGTGATAGACTGGGAAGAAGGCGATGTGACGCTGACACACTCTGCAAACACTCTGACGGTGGCAGGTGGAACGTTAGCCACGGCTGCGCTGACAGCCACGACCATCACGGGTTCAGGTGTCTTGAGTATTGACAATACAACAGACTCGACATCGGGGACCGATGGATCGATTCATACCGATGGTGGGTTAGGTGTGGCAAAGAAAGCCGTTATTATTGGATCTATAGGTCAAAACATAAACCCCGAAGCGAAACACGCCAACCACACGTTATTCCAACAACAGCTTGGGGCAAGGTGGTCAAGCGGGGTCGCCGCAGGGTCTACGTCTGCGTGGTGGTATAATGCCTATGTCAATACCTCTGGTTTATATGAATACATTGCGTCAGACGAGGCGTGTGGAATTGAACAGGTTAATGGGCAGATCCGATTCAGTGTCTCCAATGCAGCAGGAACGGATGGAAACACATTTACTCCCGTTCAGGCGATGACGCTTACAAATGCCGGCGTTCTGAATATTGCTGGTCTTACCGCGTCCCAGGATGTTCAGACGGATGGTTCCAAGAACCTCACGTCGGTATCTGACATGACGTGGAAGAACGACATGGGAGTGGTAGACGGTGGCGTGAATATAGTTAAGCAACTGATGCCACGTTATTTCGACTGGAAGAACGACGCCAGCGGCATCATACCCACATCCGATTTAGTGAACGGCGTAATAGTCAAGAGGCCGCCGCAGCCACGCCTAGCCGGTTTTTTCTCGCAAGAAGTTTTCAAAGTCTTCCCCGAAGGCAGTCCCGGCGGTGCCAATACTGACGCTGAAGGCGTGGACCATTGGGGGCTTAATGGACGGGCACTGACAGCGGTAACGGTGGCGGCATTGCAAGAACTTATCACCAGAGTAGAGACATTGGAGGCAGCATGAGTGAAGACATGGAAAAAGATTTGTTGAACGTACGTACTCAGATCGCCAACATCCAGCAGGAGCTGTCGAAAGTGCAGCTTATGCAGACCAACCTGGCACGGCTGCAGGGTGTAGAGAGTTACCTGGCAGGCAAGCTGGAGCCTGTGGAGGAAGAGGTAGAGGAACCCGAAAAAGAGGAGGCAGCGAAATGAGCGAAGCAGACAAAGAGACTGCATTGGCAACACAAGAAGCAATCGTGAGAGGGGGATAGTTTTGATCGACAGAGATGAAGGCGAAAAGGATTTGAGCAATGTCCGCGCACAGATTTCCGTCATCGAGCAGGAGCTGTCGAAGGTACAGCTGATGAACGACAACCTCGCAAGGCTGCGCGAAGTGGAGGCATATCTGAACAACAAGATTAACCCGCCGCAGGAAGTCCCCGCAGAAACGGCTGAAGAGGAGGCGTGATGCCAGACATCTCAATCAGGACCATCAAGAGCTTTGCCCTGGAAGCACAGGGCATCTACAAAGTAATCAAGGGCGGAGGCGTTGCCGCAGGTGGCGGCGCACTGGCTGTTGGTCTCATGCAGTTCGTTCCAGAGGCAATCTCAACCCCTGAAACTGGGGTCATCCTCGGGGCGCTCTGCAGTATTGGTATCAACTTTCTCAGAAAGATTCTCCTGAAGTACGACATAAAAGTTACCGGGAGGCAGTAGGGACGCATGAGCGAATATGGGTATCTGAATAAGCCCATCGGAGAGTGGACAGAATCGGAGCTGAAGCATGCACAGAAACATCCCAACATGATCAGAGAGGGCTTGCACGAAGCGGTGGACGCACGAATCTCTGCCATACAGGCCAACAAGCGGCTGGTAAGTGAACGCTCTCGGAACGGGAAGGAGAAGCGGAGGCTGCTGGCATCCTTCGCTGACACGTCCACGAAACCGGCGAATTCGATTCAGAAGGTTTAAGTCAATGGTTGATATATATGCTGAATACGGCGCTGTTGGAATCATAGCGGTGTTGTTTGCTATGATGATCTTTAATTTAATTAAAAGCCAAAAATTGCAAAATGAAGACCTTGATAAAATCAGACAATCAATCGTTCGGGGTGAGACAAAAATGATTAATCTAGAATCCATTGTTCTAAAAATGTTGGACCGGTGGAATCGGTCGGACGAAATTTCACAACGGCAGACTGAGGCCATCGTGTCCGGTCTTTCCGACGTAACGGACGATTTGGCGTATTTAAAAGGCAGGATAAACGGAACATGAACATGAACAGAGAAGCCGAAATCGAAACGTCGAAATAGCGTAAGTTTGTGTGGAAAGGCGGTCCCATGAAGGTCGTTCGCGGTAAAGCGCTTAAACTGGTTCGTTTACTGGTAGATACAACATGGTCGATTTCCGAATGTCTACGCCGGGCGGAAGTGAACCCTTTGACGCCCGAACTGTCAAGCATTCCGTTATCGATGCATCCTCCACGAAAGGTGGAGGTCCAGCGCTGACGCTGGCGGGACTGGCTGCAGCTTACGACTGGATCTCAAGACACCCTGAGCTGAAGGAGCAGCTGTTGAAGATTCCCGCGCCCGTGATCGTCGCTGTTGTTGTCGGTGGCCTTGGATGGTGGATCCTCCTGTTCCTGGCTCGGCTCATAGAGAAGAGAAAAGAGGAGTATTGATTTGGCGCCCCCGGCAAACGGAAACGGACTAAACGGGAGGCTGCTTCCTGTAGTGTTGACAGCCCTGTGGATGGTAACGTGCGCCTCTGTAGGGTTCGTGGTAAGCGGAATGACTACAGAGATACAGCGCCTTGGCGCAGCGCAGACTCAGCACCTGACACACCACCCCGACCACGCAATCCGCACAGACGTAGAAACCCTCAAGGTTCGTGTAGCAATGCTGGAAAAGGCCATCCCATAGGAGAATAGAAATGAGTGCAACGATTTTCGGACCATACCTCGTCAAGAGGCTGACTGCCAGTGGCGTTGTGACCGCTGCTGGTGTTGGTGGATACGTGAAGGCGTTCGGCATTACCGGTGCCGCTGCAGCCAGTTCGGTCACGCTGAAGGATGGTGGTGCAAGTGGCGCGGCTGGGCCGGAGCTGAAGATTGATTCAAGCGTTGCAGCCAACGCGACACGGACTATCCCTTCGGGGGATATCGGACCAATCCGATTCAACACAGATATTTACTGCACGATTGCCGGTACGGGCACCGTGGCTTGGGTCGTCTACAGCGCAGACTCGTTGTAGTGGGTGACCTGACAGATCATTTCAGTCGCAGCGAATTCGCTTGTCAGTGCGGATGCGGAACTGGGAAGGTGTCTTTCAGTTTGGTAAAGCAGCTGGAGGAAGTGCGCAAACTGCTGGGCCGGTCGGTAACGATCACTTCGGGTGTGCGCTGTGCCAGTCACAACGCCAATGAAGGCGGTGTGCCGAACTCAGCGCATGTCCCAAAAGACCTCAACGATGGAGAGGGTGAGGCGGGTCACGCGGTGGATATAAGTTGTGTGTATTCCAACAACCGATTTGAATTGCTGAACATCTTGCTCTTGCACTTTAACAGAATAGGCATAGGCAGGACGTTTATTCATGTGGACACGGACATTACCAAAGATCCCGACGTAATCTTCCACTACTACAAAAACAAGGCATAAGCCATGGCTATTCAAGACGTGCCAGGATTCACCAAGCTCCCGTTTGATCAAAGGGACTTCCTTCGCAGCAAGTGGTTAACGGACGATCTGGACGAGGGCGGGCTGACAAATCTGCTCTCTGGTGCCGTGGACTACAACAGTTGGCTTGCTGCCAACGGGTTCGGTGGAGTTCCGCCAGCCCCGGCACCAGCGCCAGCACCACGATCCGGCTCAACGTCTTCACGCACAGCGACGACGACTTCGCGTGAACCTTCTGCGCTACCGGTAGAGGAGTTCGGCAACCAAACAACTCCACCTCCCGTGATGGATCTGAACAGAGCCGCCTATGAGTCAACACCGAGAGTGTATAAC